CGCCTGCGCGGCCCGGGTCGCCGCCGCGGCGGCCGCGTTCGCGGTGGCCTGCGCCGCCACAGCACCCCGCCCGGTCGCGGTCTGGGCGCGCGCCGCCATGGTCTGCGCCAGGGCCTGCGCCCGCAGCGCCCGCTCCCCGGCCATGACCGCCGCCGTCCGCTCGGTCTCCGCCCGCGCGGCCAGGTTCGCCGCCAACGCCTGAGCCCTACCGCTGCGCTCACCTGCCGCACCGGCGGCCGTCTGCGCGGCTGCGGTGCGCTCCAAAGCCGCCGCGACACGCGTCTGGGCCAAAACCGCGTCGACGGACGCGGAAGCCTGCACACGGGCCAGCCGCTCGGTCGCCGACTGCGTCTCGATCAGCGTGCGGTTGACCTGCTGCAACTGCCCGTCGAACTGCCGCAGCTGCATGGCACCCGACCGCAGGCCGCCGGTCAGTCCCGCGGTCGACGCCATCAGGTTGACGTACAGGTTGTAGGCACTGGCGCTCACCTACTGCTCCCGTCTGGGCCGCAGCCCGATCTTGACCCCACGCCCGTCCGGTCCGTCCGGGACCTGCTCCCGTTCCATCTCCACCAGCTCGCACCCCGGGCAGGTCCGCGAGTCCGCGACATACGCGAACCGGTCCCCGCCCAGCTCCGGCCGCCACTCATCCGCCCTGGTGCCGCACCCCGAGCACACCGCCCGGCTGTAGGCCAGCCACGACAGCGCCTTCGCCCGGTCCAGCGCCGACCAGCGGCCCTCCCCGGCCCCGGTGAACTGCGAGTGCGGTATGCCGTAGGCGTGGCACAGCTCCAGCTCAGCCCGGAACGCCGGGTCGGAGGTCAGCCTTTTCCCAGGTCCGCCCGCAGCGTCTGGTTGATGACCAGGGCCGTGGTGAACAAGGCCTTCGCCTCCGCGTCCGCCCAGGTGTCCAGCAGTTCCTGCGCGTCGGCCTCGCTCATGCCCTCGACCTCGGCGCCGCCGGCGTCACGCTCGATGTGGCAGGCGGCGATCAAAGCGGCAGGGAAGGTGTCGACGTTGTATTCCATGCCCTTGTCGGCCTGCGCCTCGGTGGGGGCGTGGTCGCGCAGCAGCTGCTCCCACACCGGCCGGGGCAGCGCCCGGAAGGTCAGGGTCAGCGTCGCCTCCGCCAGGGCGTCCTGTGCCCGCGTCAGGCCCGCGTCGGCGGCGAGGACCTGCGGGTTGGACGCCACCCACGCGTCACGCTTCTCCTTAACGATGCCCTGCTCGGTGCACTCGGCCAGCGCCCCGGCGCGGGCCGTCGCCAACGCCACGGACGCGTCCGTAACGGCGGCCTTGGCGTCGGTGTCGTCACAGATCGACAGGGTGCGCTCAGGCAGCTTGCGGGCCCGCAGCCGGGCCATCTTCGCCGACCAGTGCGCGTCCTTGGCGACAGCGCCCGCCGGCGGCTTGCGAGTAGTGGTGGACATGCGGATCCCCCTCGGATCAGGCGCCCGCAGCCGGGACGGCCGCGTCGAGCTTCGGCTGGTCGGACACCGCGAACGTCACGGTGAACTTGGCCGGGTCGGAACCAGCGGAGTAGGCCGGGGCGCGCGAGGCGACACGGACAGGGAAGACGTCCATCGACTTCGACGCCGGGACGTCGCCCTTGCGCAGGATGACCACGAAACCGATAGCGCCCTTCGGGAGCAGCGTCTCGATGGTGTCGCCCGCCAGGTCCTCGTAGAACGTCAGCGTCGAGGCGTCGGCCTTGTCCTCACCCGGGATCGACGTCGTCAGCGTCGAGCCCAGGTCGGGGGTGTCGACAGGCGAGTTGCCGAGCGACCAGCCCGCAATGTCGGAGATCGTGCCGGACAGCTCGGTGCCGGCGGACAGCTCCGTGCGGGTCGGGATGTTGGTGGCCGCGGCGATGGCCTCCAGAAAGAAGATCTTCGTGACTCCACGGCGCATGAACCGCTGCTGGGTGGAACCCATGGGGGACGCTCACTCTCCGGGGACCCCAGCCCCCGGCAATGACGGAGGCCCGTCCCCAAAAGGGGGGTCGGCCCGTACCGGTGTGGCCGGGCGTCCGCGCAAGGGCCTCCGCGGTGAGGTGCGATCAGGCCTCAGCTGTTCGGTGTTGAGACCGTCAGGACGAATCGCTGCACGTAAGTGTAGGTGGAGGACTCGACACTGGACCCGATATCGGCGTCCAGCTCCCGGCCGATGACCGTCAGGCCGACCACGTTGATCGCGTTGAGGAACTGGCCGCTGCCCGGCACCCGTGCCAGGAACGCCTGCCGGGCCTTGTCGGCCTGCAGGCTCGCCTGCTCGGCTGTGGTGCCCACCGAGGACACCTGCAGCAGGACGCGGGCATCAGCGTCGGCGTCCCCGAACGCCGGCCCCAAACCGGCGGTCTGGCCCAGCTCGTACAGCACGCAGTACGGGATGGTCGCCCCGGTGGGCTGCGACGTCGACGTGGGCGCCGTCCCGTACCCGCAGGAGCGGCCTGTGGCCGTCTGCAGCGTGGCCTGCACCGCGAGCGCCACCTGGCGCCCCGACACGCTCATCCGTCCTCCTCGTCGTTGGTCACCCATTGCGCGGTGATCGTGGCTTGGATGTCCATCACGGCGTACTGCAGCAACCCCAGTTCGGACCACACGGGCAGGTCGTTCGGGGTCGTCCCGCGCATCAAACCGAGGCCGCCGGTCTCCTCGTCGACGAGCTCCACGACGAACGCCAGCCGCGACACCATGCCGTAGCCGTGGGCCTGCAGAACCCCGGCGATGGCCTGGTGCAGGTCCTCGGCTGTGGTGCTCACAGAGTGTTCCCGTCTGTGATCCGCCCCAGGGCTTCCACGAACAGCGGCCGCACCGTCTCCATAGCGGGCCCGACGTGCGCGTACGGCGGCTGGTCAAAGACGCGACCCAAGCTATCGGGGCCTACGTAGCCGTACTCCAGGCGGCGGCCCTGCGGCTTGCTGGTGCCGACGATGGCCAGCACCGCGTCGGCGCCGGGGTGCACTTCGTGCGTCCAGGAGCGCCGGTAGTCGCCGGTCGGCGCGTTCGGGCCGGGCCTGCCAGAGGCGTTGGCCTTGATCTGCGTCTCCAAAAGCATCGCGTAGTGCCGCACCACCGACACCGCCGACGGCAGCACCGCGGCGGCGCGGCCCTGCAGCTGTGCGGCGATCTCGGCGGCGTTGCTGTAAGCACCCGCGCCCGCGCCCGGGGTGTTCGGGGACGCCATTACGCGCTCACCTCCGGCTTCCATCGGCCCGACGCCCACTCCTGCAGCAGCCGCAGCATGGCCCGGGTCAGCTCGTGGGGGGCGCCGTCCATCAGGTCGTGCCGGGCCAGAGCATGCCGCTCCAGCTCGCTCGCGTCGATCGCCGACAAGAACGCCGCGGCGGCCGGTCCCGGGTCCGGGGCGACACCCACAACGACGCGGGCCAGGCCGTCGAACTCGTCCTTCACCAGCGGCGACAGGAACAGCAGCAGTTCCGCCGGCCTGCCCGCGTGCTGGCGAAGCTCGTAGCCGGTGACCTTCTTGGAGATGTCGCGGCCGTCGAGGGCCACCGTCCCGGTGGCGTGCTCGGCGGTGATCCGCACGGTGCGCAGCTGATCGTCCATAACGATCAGCCTACGAAGGCGCGCGGACAGCCCTGCGGTACGTCAGTCACACCCCGCTCGTGGACTGCGTGATCTCGTCCAGCCACGTCGTACGCAACACCGCGAGGGAGTTCGCATCGGAGATGTCCATAACCCGCCACGTCCGGCGCAGGAGGCCAGGGTCCTGGGTGGCGACGATGACCCGCACATGGTCCTCACGGGACGCCAGCGGCGCACTCAGGGGCGTCAGCAGCCGGTACCGGTTGCGGGTGTCGTCGGCGTACGCCTGCCCCTGCAGGGACAGGGTCAGGCCGGGCCCGCCATTGGAGAAGACCGCCCCCCGCCCGTGGTAGACGATCGTGTCCTGGCCGGGCACGTACTCGCCTGAGGCCTCGTCCAGGACGGGCGGCCCAGGGCGGAAGATCTCGACGGTGTCCACGAGGATGCGGGACTCGATCAT